CAAGGTATACCTATAAACCATTGTGCATTTCATCGTATCGAGGACGATAAGACCATTACAAGCTATCACATGGCTCATGAGGGTCAACTATCAGAGATCGAACCATGTGCTCTCTGCGGACTACACAGGCTGCTATGTGACAGATGCACAAACGCTTAACCCGGAATTATCCGGGTCTTTCTTATCGCTAAAATAGGACAAAGTTGACAAGGAGGGAATTAAAATGTGTGAATATTTAGATTACTTAGAAAGATTAGCACACTTGAATTGGGCAACCACTCAAGCTGTTCTAGAACTTTACGGATTTAAAGTTACATACTAAGCGACTACATAAAAAAGAGGACCAGATTATTTCTGGTCCTTTTACGTTAGATACGTTACTTTCATACTTTCAATTTGCCCCGGATTAATGAACCGATCTTCTGCTGTTGCATCAGTAGCTGTCTTTACTCTCATCATAGGACCTCGGCTACCTGTAAGATAATTCCCTACATAAGAGTCTGGAGTTTCTGGTACACCGAAGCTGTTTAAATCCTCTGAATTTAAATAAAACTTAGCACCACTCTGCATTGTTAATTCGATGATCTTTTCTCTCATTTCCTTTCACACCTTTCAGATAATATATTACTTGCCTCCACTAAGCAAGCTGAAAACATAAGTGATAAGTCCACCAAGGAAAGCCATAAGAGCGTTTTCTACGAGAGCTCTCTGCTTATCGCTAGTTTTAACGTCTTTAGCCTCTAGCAGCTCGATTTCCTTTTGCAATTGTTCAACCCGATAAAACAGGTGGGACTGTTTCTCGAGTTGGATAGCCATGTCCTTATCAAGGGACTGAACAATCGCCTTAAGTTCGTGAACCACGCCTTTAAGTTCTGTAGTGTCAGTTTCTTGGTTTTGGATAGTATCCTCAATGCTTTTAAGCTTTTGAATAAGCTCATGATTTTGGTAAGCCACTAAAACCCCCACCTTCCTTTAATTGTCAAAGACCAAAATTCCCCTTTTTGCCTCTTTCGTCTAACCCTGTATCAAAGTTGACCAAGAAATTCTCTAAAACCCTCATACTAATATCGTCTGCCACACTGCCGTAGTTAGATTCTGTATCAATTTTAAATTGCACCCTGCCATGCTCCTTTAAGTCTAATTCTATACGAATGTACTTATCTGGTGTCCTGTTTGTACAGTATTCATATGTAAAGTCGATCAGTAACCCCAATGAGAGCAGTCGGTGAATAGTGAACAAATGGTACTGCGATCTGTCTCTCTGAGTAAAGTTAGCTACTAAATCTCGAAACTCTAGTTTTACTGTATTGTGGTATTTATTCTCCTTTATGCTCATATGTCTTCTCCTTCCTGTCACAAGCCGGTATAAGCGTTGACAAAATTAAAACAAGCAGCATCCCATTTTTAACAAGGATAGAGCTGTACAGTGTATAACCGAACATTACAACATCTGATATAATAGAAATATAGGATACACCTATAAATATAAATGACCTTATGACTGACAGAGGTAAATTATACCGCAACCCGTTATAGAGGATTGAGGCTGTAACATACGACAGGTAGCTAATGAGCACGTATAGAACAATTGTTATAATTATAGAATATGTGAGCATTTTTACCCTCTCCGACTTCTGATTCTCTTCCTAATATAGGACTTTGCAGTGGATTTTTCATAATATTTTCACAATCCACTATATTATAGTCAAGGACAAAATAACAGGAGGGTTGCGTACATGCTAAACCGAAACCATTTATTAACTAAAATATTACTAGTATTTGTTGCTGAGGCAACTGCAATGACACTTGTTTATGCGTTTTCAAAATATATTCACCATATCCCCCACCCATTGATTACACATATTATTGCAGGAGCCATTCTAGCTCTAGTTGTAGTAGGACTGTATAATAGGCACTTGCTAAAAAAGAAAAAACAGGTGGAGGAAGAATTACAGAAACTGACCGAAGTAGTTTTGAAGAAGCTACCCGAGGATACAGACGAGAAAAAGGGAAAGTAGGTGCCAATAATATGTTTGGACTAACTGATCAAGAGATGGATAGTTACCGTAATTTTGCACAGAACTTTGCAGTAGAAGAGCTTACACCGCAAGTCGTAGCTGATTCTCAACTTCTAGCACCTGTCCTTGTCAAAGGGGAAAAGATGTACCCGGATATGCCATTTGTTAATCAACTTGTTACAGACCTAGAGACTGTTATAACTTTAACGACTACAACAATGGCTTATGATTATGCCCACTTGCAAGCTGAAAGCGATTTACTAGAAGATGAGATTATCGAGCAGCTACATACTAAATTCGAAACTTTTGTATTGAATCAGTTTATCCGATACGGACTAGCCTTCTCACCAGAAGCTATTACCCGAATTGTGAGCCAAACTATTCTAGAGCTACCATATATCTATGCAGCAGTAATGGAAGATGACGAGTTTAACGAAGAAACATTTTTAGAGGAACGTCTACAAGCTTATAACGACTATCTGGACTCTAACTTCGGAGAAGACGAGCTTGACGAAGAGGACGAAGAGTATTTTGACGAGGAAGACGAAGAATTTTTCGATGAGGAGGATGAGGAGGAATTTGATAAGTAGAAAAGAAGTTGTCGCTAAGCGCAAAAGCCTATATCAGCTAGCGGAAAAGTACCACGACTTCAATAAGGGAGACAAAAGGGTGAATACACCTAGGCTATGCGTAGTTTGTAGTCGCCCTCTTTCTTCTTTAATTTTGAATGAAAATAAGTACATTATTTCCGTATCTCATGTTCACTTCCACTTAAACGAATATTTTAAAGTCGATATCTGTAAGGACGTAGCGTCTTGTTACAGAACATTACGACAGAAAGGGGAGTTAGCCGATGTCGATGGCGGATAACATTAGAAAAAAGATGCAAAAGAAAAAAGGAATGTCTAGTGAAAGTGAAGTACGTGAACTCTTAAATGATAGCCTGTCTCTGTCATTATTGAAGTTCATTCAGCGGTTACAGTCGGGAGACATCCCAATTGATAACATGGCAGACTTAACCCGTGTGTACGGGATGTATAAGGAGATCAATGGAATCACGGAAGCTATGGAAGGTAAAATGGGACAATCTGCACTTCCAGAGATTAATATGAAGCAGGATAAGGCACTAGAAGAAACTATCCAAGACGGAAAAATTACAGCAGATGAAGAGGGACGATTAGATGTTATGGATTTATCAACTGAAGATGTGGCTAAGCTTTTACACCAGTTTGACATGGCTCAAAATAAAGAAAATGAGAGTGCATTCTAATGATTAACAACATTGATGGAAAATTAATCGCCAATGTCGCTAAACAGACATTTGGTCGAACAGACCTAACAAAAGAAGAACTAGCTTACGTCCTAACAATGCTAAACCCTTCATCATATCTTCTAAAACATCACAAGGTTAAGAACCACCCGATCACCTTCCACATTAGCGGAAGAGACTCTGCAAAATACCAGTCTCACCGTCCGTGGCAGGTTCAGATGATTAATGACCAGCACCCTAACAAAGCGGTTATCAAATCCCGTCAGCTAGGGCTTTCTGAGATTGGTGTAGCGGAGATGATTCACTTTGCTGATCTCCACAGCTATGCAGGGGTTAAATGTTTATACACATTCCCTACGAACCGACAAATGAAGGACTTTGTTAGTACTCGTATTAACCCTTTACTTGAGGCAGGATACTATGCAACGATCACAGATAAAAACGTAGATTCATTAGAAAAGAAAAAGATCAGAAACAGCTTCTTACTGTTCCGTTCGTCTTCAAAAGGAGCAGCAGTAGAGGGTGTCGATATCGATTACTTGTCTCTGGATGAGTATGACCGTGTATCCGCTTCAGCAGAAATCTCGGCTATCGAGTCTATGTCTTCTTCTAACTTTAAGATTCTACGAAGATGGAGTACACCAACTGTACCGAACTACGGTATCCATGAGCTTTATGACAAGTCAGACCAGCATGTGTACATGCATAAGTGCGATCACTGTGGTCTCCGTCAACAGCTAGACTACGAGAAAAATATTGAGTGTATCGATGAGAGTGGAGTTGACCTTTTAGCTCAAACAGTTAAAGACGGTACATTCCGATTCATTTGTCAGAAGTGCGGTAAGACCTTAGACCGCTGGTATAATGGTGAATGGGTCCCTATTTACCCTTCTCGTACAGCAGATGGAGGCGGAACTCGAGGATATCTTATCACACAAATGAACGCTGTATTTATCTCTGCGGACCAGCTAAAACGTAAAGAGCTGGAAGCTAAATCTAAGCAGCATTTCTACAACTACGTTTTAGGGTT